GAGAAGTCTAGACTGAACCCTGGAATGCCAATTCTCACTCCCTCAAGAGGAGAGCGAACATTCTTCTCTGTCGTCGAACCTGATGTTGAGTTAGAAGACCTGAATGCTGGAGACCTGTGGTGGTCGATGCAGAATGGTAAACTCTACATCTTCTATGTCGATCAAGACGGAACCAAGCAATGGGTTGTTACACAACCTACTGGTACCATCCCAATGGAGGGTGCCCTGGATCAGATGATTGCTTATCAGGAAGAAGGTGAGCGAGGACTGATTAGAGGGCATAATGAGAATGTCGTAACCATCTCGAACTGGGCTGTCAGCGAAAGGGCAGATGGAACCCCCAACCAGTATGGAGACTTCTGGTACTCGCCTCACACTGGCGTGATGTATATTTGGTTCAATATGGAGTGGGTAACCACCGATCCTAATGGCATCACTCCGCTGTCAATGAGTCCATTAGACATTCCTAACTGGCCTACAGACGAAAGGGAGCATCCCTGGTCTCACAGATACGAGACTTCATTGTATGTCATCGTCTCGCTTGAGTATCCTCGGAAACGCCCTGACGGAGGCGAGATACCATTAGGCACTCTGTGGTTCTCTCCGATTACTGGTAAGACTTACATCAGAGTGGATAACGCTCGTGGTGGCAGTGCTCACTGGGTTATGACGAACCCTCTGGGTATGATGCCTAACGAGTACGCCCTGAACACCAGTGGAGGGGACACAGGGGATGATGAGGGCATTATCCATCCACCGCCAATCAGACCGGGTCCGGAGCTGCCTCCGGGGCACCCAGATGGGTCTGGTGGCGACCTGGCACACCTTGCCGGTATTAACTACCTCTGGTTCGAGCAACTGAAGTACTTTAGACCTGAGGATGACATTCAGTTCTACCTTGGAGCACCTGGTACTTCAGCGAACGAGAAGGCACAGATCGTGTCGATTGCTGAAGGTGGAGCACCCGCTGCTGCTGTTGTAAGGAGAGGAGATCCGATGATCGAGCGACTGCTTGATCGCACTCCAACATACAACAGAACAAGAGCACTCTTCACAATCACAACTGCTGTTCCGCACCAGATGAGGATCGGCGATAATGTCATCATCGAGGGTTCTGCTAATGAAATGTTGAATGGAAAGCACGAAGTCATCGACTCTGGGTTTATTGTTCCGGCATCAGCACATACCATCATCGACGACGGGCAAATCGTTGAAGTCGTCATCGATGACCCTGGAATGTATTACAGGGAAGACTTCTACATCTCCTTCTACTCTGGTGGTGGTGTTGGTGGATACGCTAAGTGTATCGTTGAACCACTGGCGATGGGTGGCAGAATTATTCAGATCGATGTTGAGTATGGTGGTATCCATTACGAGAACCCACCTAAGATTATTTGGCCTGAGGTACTTGACGCTCACGAGTTCTGTATCTTCACTCCCACAAAGGTAAAGGAACCAGTCGCAGACTTCACTTACAGCACGGACTCCAAGTATCCGATGAATAAGGCGAAGTATGTTGAGGTTACTTCTAAGGGATTTGCTTATGAGAGAATGCCAGCAATCGTCGGTGCTTATAAGAAAGAGACCGACAGAGCAGAGTTAGAAATCGAGATGCGGGGCACTAAGATCGATAAGGTCAATGTTATCGACCCCGGTGTTAGATACACCAATCCAATCTGTCACGTCGTTGACCTGAATGGATACGGGAGAGGAGCAGACCTCACAGCAATCCAAGAGAACGGGGCAATCCGACAGATCATCGTCAATGACGGCGGTGAACTTTACATTGAACCACAGATTACGATTGTCGAGGGAGATGGCAAGTTTATCTCTACCACTGATGACATTGGTAGGATTAAGGCGTTCGATGTAATCGATCCAGGCAGACAGATCTCAACCGACCCTGGTTCTAATCCCGAGTTGATTATTACTACCAGAGCGGTGCTTCACGATGTTGTCGGTAAGTTCCAGTTTGGCGATGTTGTCAAGCAAGGGACACCAGACTACACACTCTTCGAGGGTAAGGTGACTGGATACGACGAGGCAACTCAAATCATCACAATGGATGAGTGCCACGGGGTTCTGCGGAACGGAGAAGCACTTTACACTGATGTCAGTAGAGCAGTCTTTGGTATTGGTACTGTCATCAATGAAGGGCAAGCAGAGACGAACTGTATCGTTGACGGCATCTCTTCTCCACGAGGAGACTTCCTGGATGACACCTCAAAGGTGAGTGCGAGGTATGCTTGTATTCAGGACTCTTACTACTTCCAGTGGTTCTCTTATGTCATCTCGTCTCCAATCCAGCAATCCAAGTATGACACGATGGTTAACAAAACCATTCACCCTGCCGGATTCATTATGTTCTCTGACCTCACCATCCACGATGTGAGCCAGGTTGACTACGAGGTAGGGGAGCTGGAGGTCCGATAAATAACCAAAAAAGATAATGGCCACAGTAAAAACTAACGGCTCTAGAACTCAAAACGCTCGCAACCTTATCGACTCTTTCAATGAGTGCGATGGGGATGCGAGTGCTTATATGTTTATTGGTGGAGTGACTCCTTGGGAGAATGAGGAAGAGCCTCCTGTGCCAGATAACAGCATCAAAGAGTACTATAAGGTACACAATGAGATGCTGTCTCTGAAACGCATCACTGACTTGGATGTGCACTATATGATTCCACGAGTCAAGTGGATTAGCGGTACGGTATATGATATGTACCGACACGACTATACTCCAACTAACAGGTCACACTCTGGGGCGTCTAACTTGTATGATGCCGTTTACTTCGTTCTCTCCGAGAACAATAATGTTTATGTTTGCTTGAATAATAATGATGACAAGCCATCCCTGGTAGAGCCACAGAACATTTCTGATGATCCGTTTGTAACATCGGATGGATATCAGTGGTTGCGTCTTTTTAAGGTTGACGCCGAAACTCAAAGACTTTTCTCAACGACCAATCTCATTCCTATTACTAGCGACGATGTTAACAGCTTGCCAGAGGGTGCTGTGTATACGGCCTTGGTCGATGATCCTGGATTCAGATACACTAATAACCCAGAAGGACCGATTGCTGATGTTCCTGACTACTATTGTAACATTGTAGGCGACGGGTATGGTGCTGTAGCGAAGGTCAGAGTTAGAGGAGAAAGCGTTGAGTCGATTGAGGTTGTTCGCCCCGGATCAGGATATACCTATGCCGAGGTTGACTTCACTGAAGGTAATGTTTATAAGGGGTTGGCTCAACTTGACTTACAGCGTAATCCCTTAAACCCTGGTGGCAACGGTAACTTCCGTTCTACTGTAATCATCTCTCCTCCTACTGGTTGGGGATATGACACCGAACGAGACCTGGAGATTGAGGAGAACAAAGAAGAGGCGAGACACAGACTGGCACTTCAGATGTCGTCCCGGACTGTTGGAGTGTTCTCCACTTTCAAGGATCCTCTGCTCGATGCCTATACTGATGTGTTCTTTAGGCAGATTGGCATTCTCCACAAAGTTAAAACGAGAGCTGGATATGAGAACTCCACCTCTCTGTCGGCAGTACACTCAGTCAAAGTTAATCAAATCCTTAGAGGAGTTGAGTTCGAGATCGGTGAGTTGATCGAACAAGAGGTAGCGTATGTCGATAATGTAGGAGGCATCGCAGTTGGCAAGGTTGTCAGCTGGGATTCTGATAATAACATTCTGCGGTATGTCCTGGATGAGACCACTGGCAATGATAAAGGATACTCTATCCTGCTTAAGGGGGAGGAAAGAATTGTCGGCAGAACGAGTGACTTCGTTGTAAAACCTGATACCACCTACAATGAGACTCTTCAGGGTACTAACTTCAGAGTTGGGTACGCTAAACCTGAGATCGAGAAGTACAATGGCTACTTGACTTATCTGACAAACATCTCTCCAATCAAGAGAGAACCCACTCAGACAGAAAGAATAAGCCTCACCATTTCATTCTAAATAACAAAAAACGGAAAGTTAGATGCCCGTCCAACATAATTTGAACGTCCCTCCGTATAATGACGACTGGGATCCAAAGAAGAACTTTAACCGAGTTATGTTTCGGCCTGGCTTCCCCGTCCAGGCTCGAGAGTTAAATCAGGCACAGGGGATCCTCCAAGACCAGATTGAGCAGATTGCTTCCAGTCTGATGAAGGATGGCGACGTCATTACGCCAGGTGAATTCTTTATGACAAATCCGGCACCTTATGTCAGGGTGTCGTCGATTACGAATGGTTCTAGACCAGAAGAGTATGTTGGATATAACTTTAAAGGTGTTCAGTCTGGAGTTAAGGCAAGAGTAGTTCACGCAGAGGAAGCGACTGAGACTGATGACGTCACCTTCTACTTGGTATACGAAGATAGTGGCATCAACTCTCAGTTTGAGACATTTCTCGAGCAAGAGACGCTAGAGTCCGACACCCCAGAGAACTACACGGCAAAGGTTGGTGTTACTGCTATCTCCAAGCCAGTATCCACTCCAGCCATCGGCAACGGCACTCTGTTTGTTGTTACTGAAGGTGCATACTATGTCAATGGATTCGTTGTAAGAAACGAAGAGCAGGTTATCACCCTTGACAAGTATGGCACTGGTCCAAACTTCCAGGTTGGATTCGTTATTACCGAAGAGTTCGTAACGTCTGCCGAGGACAGTAGCCTTCTTGATAACGCTCAGGGCTCATCTAACTTTGCTGCCCCTGGTGCAGACAGACTTAAGATTACGCTTAACCTTGGTAAGCTGCTGTTGGGTTCTAAGGTTCCCGACTTCATTATGTTGGCAAGGATCGAGAACGGATCCATTGTTGGTAAGACAGAAAGGTCTATTAAGTGGGACTGGCTCTACGACATCCTGGCAAAGAGAACCTTTGATGAGTCTGGAAACTACATCGTCTCCGACTTTGCCATCAAGCCCCTCGAATACTTCAATGCCTTTGACATTGATGGGGTATGGGATCCCGATCCTGACACTGGAGAGTATCCCCCTGTTCCCAACAGCGGGATGACTAACCCGCTGACATTTGAGGCGGCAGAAGCACTCTATTCGATTAGAGTGGACCCAGGTCTTGCTTACGTTCAGGGTTATGAGGTGGGATTCACCTCTCCTTTCTACGTTTATGGCAACAAGCCAAGAGCACTTAACTTCATCTCTGATAACTTTACCAAGATTACAGAAGGTTATAATGTAAGCATCACGAACTGCTTTGGTGCTCCTAGCCTCGAGAACATCACTGAGGGTTCCATTGTTCACGCCTTCGACACTCTTGTTCTCTACAGAAACTTTACTGATGGGCACGTTGGTGACTCAAAATCTGTTGATGAGAATGGCAATCCAACACTGAGACCCGCCCATTACGGCAGTCAGCCAGTCATCACCGTTCACATCATTGCCGATGGTCCGATTGGAACTCTGTCTCTGCCAGAAGAGCAAATCATTTATAATCCAGAATACAGCAACAGTTGTGTCATCGCTACGGACCAACCAGAGCTGTATGAAAGAGGTAGTAAAATCAACGGAGCCACAGTAACTGTAGCCAATGTAATTACCCCTCGTCCTTCTGGTGTGATGAAGCCTCGCTTCTTTACTCCTAAGACACTGACTGGAGACTCCAATACAGATTCTGCCTATCAGGGTTATAACTCAGTCTACAAGCTTGGGTTCCTGTCCTCTGTGTACTTTACAGAGCTGGCAATCATCTCGAATCAAGACGAAGACAATAACACTGCTGGCGAAGACCTTGATTGGCACGTTGGTTGGGAGGTTGCGGGTAGAGAGTCTCAGGCAGTTGGTGTCGTTGAGAGAGGGTCTGACGGCAAGGTTCTTATTGTATCTAATGTCATTGGTGAGTTTATCAATGGCGAGTACATCGAGCAGCAGCAAGGTGTGGGGGTCAAGAAGATTGCTCGCATCCTCAGAGAGGGTGAAGTTGTCGACCTTCAGTTCGTAGAGGACGGCACTTTAAGTGCTACTCAAACTATTACTGTTAAGTCTTTGGGGCTCGAGACGACACTCTCCAATCCACAGGACTACAGATACGTTCCTAACAGACTGATTCTGACACCTGCTGGTCGTGATAAGATGTATAACTTCCCCTACACTGGGGGGAGCAGCCTGAACGAGAGAGTCAACTACGAGTTGACTACTAATACTGGATTGACTGGATACGCTATTACTGCTCCAGCAAAAATCACAAACACGCTGAATAAAACGAAGTCTATCTTCTCTGAACTTGCTTCCTTGAGCTCGGATAAGTTCTCTGCTGACATCTCGATGGCAGACAGCGTCGATGCTGAAGTCTATCGTCTCGCTAATGGCTCCCTGTTTAAGGGTTTCCAAGGTAAGAACTACATTGAGTGCGAAGACTTCTCTGGTGACGCATCAGAAGAACTGGTTGCCAATGACATCGTCACCTTCATTGATGATGAGGGCAACAGCGTCAATAAACTGGTTCTCTTTGCTACCAAGCCTGTCGGTTATGGCAGAGACAGAACGAAGTGCAGAATCTACTTCACGACCACTTGCGAGTTTGATGTAACTAGCAAGGTCATTCAAAGAATGAGAGTCAAGACTTATGGTGAGGAGACACAGAACCTCATCTTTAAGCTTCCTGTCAAGACAGTTGCCACTCTCCAGACTGACCCCAAGACTACCCGTATTGACTACAATGTCAACCGCCAGTTCGTCCAGTCTATTATTAATGGTTCCACGAGTGTTACGCTGACTACGACAAGAGAGAATGAGCGTTTCGTTCTGAACCCGAGCAGAGTTAGTGCTACTATCCTTCGTGGCAGAACTGACCCGAGCGGAGACAACATCGGTAGGTTTGTCAGAATTATTGACATCGAAAGTACTGATGGTGGTAGACAAGCAACCTTTAAGTTCAATGAGCCAGTCACAGATGATGTGCTGCTGAAGGTTACTTGTCAGTTGCGAATTGTTAACGCCCAAGCGAAGCGTAAACTGCTGAAGAACAAGGTCGTTGAAATCGAACCCAAGATTCAGTCACAGCCTGAACTCATCTCAACCAATAAGCTTCCAAGCAACAGAGTCCTGTCTCTTCAGGTTGCTGATGTATTGAGAGTCAACTCAATCACTCAAGGTGCACCAGCAGGGCAAGAGGGAGCAGTTGACATTGCCAGCAACTATGTGTTTGATAACGGGCAACGAGACAACTACTATGACATCGCCAGATTGGTATTGATCCCTGGGCGTCCAGTTGCTCTCGATAATGTCTTCGTTGACCTTGACTACTTCGAACACGACGACGAAGGCGACTTCTTCTCTGTCGACTCCTATACTCACGACGAGGGTGTAAGTTACGGAGAGATTCCGACTTACATTCAAGGTAGTGCTGGAGTCAACTCACCTAACAAGAAGGGCAGAGTAATCGAGTTAAGAGACCACGTCGACTTCCGTCCTATCGTTAACACTGAAGAAAGTGTTATCGCATCCATCACTGATGATGTGACAGCAGGGTTTGCTACAAACTTTAAGGACAGCAGATTCGAAGGCAATGCGTTTGCTCCTCGTATTCCTGTTGCTAACACCGAGTTTGAGTGTGACATCTCCTACTATCTGCCTCGCTATGACTCGCTCTTCTTGGATAAGAGTGGCAGTCTGGTGTTGATGGAAGGTAACCCATCGATTAACCCAACTCCCCCAGCAGACTTGTCGACAGCAATCAGGTTGTATGACATCTATCTGCCTGCCTATCTCTTCTCTGTCAAGGACACTGAGATTAAGAAGTTTAATTACAGACGCTATACAATGTCTGACATTGCTTCTATTGACAGGAAGCTTGACAACATCCAAGAGGTTGTATCCCTGACACTGCTGGAACTCTCCGCTATCAATGCTGCGGTAAGAGATGCTGTTACTGGAATGGATAGATTTAAGAATGGCATCTTGGTTGATGCTTTTAGAGACCACTCCAAGGGTGATGTTGATGCACTGGACTATACCAACAGCATCGACCCGGTCAGGACTCACTTGAGACCAGGAGTCTTTGCCGACCAGATTGAACTGGAAGAGAAGAACCTTACTGACAACCAAAGGCTAGCCGACAAGTATGACATCAATGATGGGGTTGTCACCTGTCCTTATGATAATGTCGACTTCCTGGCTAACCCCTATGCCACAAGAGCAATTAAGCTTCACCCCTTCAGTTCCTTCTCTTATCACGGCAGCCTGAAGCTCTCCCCTGAGGTAGACACCTTTAAGGACAACAGCTCCAGAGATGACTTGGTGATTGAGAACAACGCTCTCTATGACGCTCTCCGAGCAATGCCCGAGAGTAGAGTGGAGTCTGGATTTGGTTCTGTATGGGGCACTTGGGAAACCAGTGGCAAGCAAGAGACTTCGAAGTTGAATGTCAACGGAGAGATTGCCGACACCTCACTCCTTAAGATTGGTAAAATCAGTCAGTCTTCGCTGAAGCTGAAGGACCAACCGAATGTCAGATACAACACCGAAACCAGTTCCATCAAGAGCACCGCTTTCGGTGACAGAGTGGTCGACATCCAGCTCGGTGCTAGGATGCGTTCGATTCCTGTATACTTCTCTGCCGCACGATTGAAGCCGAACACCAGATACTATGCCTTCTTTGACGATGTTGATGTCTCCCCCTGGGTAGCGTCCGACTCCATCGCCACTGATTATCCTGACGGCAGAACAAGAATCGTAACCCCCTCTGTAGAGAGAAAGGCGTTCGGTGAAAACCTTGTCACCGATGGCGAAGGTAACATCTCTGGTGTCTTCATCGTTCCTAACGGAAGGCCGCCTGCTGCTGGTTCATCCTTCAATGGTAACTTTAATGAAATCGAGTATGCGACCTCTGGTAGCACTCGTTCCTTTAACATCGGTCAGAGAGTCTTCAGACTGACGACCAGCAATACGAACAGCCTGGATAAGGAGAGCGTCAATGCCTACAGCGAATCTGTATTCACCTCCGGCGTTGTATTAAGCGACAAACAGGAAACAATTCTCTCTACCAGACTGGCAGACAATAGCCTGAGAGCTGATGACAACGATAGAACCAGCAGGACTATCACATCCTCTGGTGTCGCTGACATCGAAGTGTCCGTTAGAGGACCGGAGAGACTGGCTAGAACCGTTGAGGTTAGCAAAGAGTATGTTACTGACACCTCCTCTGTTAGAGAGTCTGAGGTTGTCAACGAAGTTCAGGTTCTGTCTAACGGCAGAAGCGATGTAGAAGTTAAGTATGATGTATCCACTGAGCGTGAGGTTGTCACTCAGCAAGCTCCTGAGAATGTCAGGTACATCGAGGTAGAGCAGCGTCCTAAGACGAGAATGCAAGACCCGATGGCGCAGACCTTCCTGGTTGACGACACTAACCCTGAGGGTGTGTTCGTTACTGAGTTGGATGTAGCGTTCGAGGCTAAGGATGACGAGCAGGCAGTTATGGCTTACATCGTCACCACCGATGGTGGCGTACCTACCAAGACTATCGTTCCTCACTCTAAGGTTACTAAGCCAGCAAACACCACTCTGCGTGTCAGATGTGAAATTCCAGAGGGTAGACCTTCTGCTGTATTGAAAGGTGGGTTCGTCATCAATGGCAGACAGTCCGGTGCGTCTGGTACTATTAAGGCAGATGTAGTCTTTGAGACTGCTGCTAACAACAGCGAAGTCAACATCGAGAATAACATTTACAATGTAGTGGTCGACAACTACGAGGGAGAGTTTATCCCCGGTGAGATTATTACATCTCCTAACTTGATTGGAGAAAGAGGGCTGGCAGCCTTCATCATCTGCGAAGATGAGTATCAACTCACCAGAGTCGACTTGTTCGATATGGGAGAGGGATACGATGAGACCACAACGGTTCAGTTCTCTGAGCCAGAACT